AGTGAATATTATTCACTCTGGGCGATTTCAAGTTTTTCAAGCGATTTTTAGATATTTTAAAGAAATTTAAAAGAGGAAAATGGAGCTGATAACGATTCTTGTGATCGCGATTACCCTCCTACAGGTGCAAGGCAACTCTTTGAAAAAGAGAGAAGCTTTTGGAATGTGGGAATTGGATCCGATGGGAACTTTCGATAGCGACGAACCCCTCAATATAGCTCAAAAGGCAGTTGTTGAGGTTGAGACGGTTGCTGCGATAATTGCTAATGAGACGGCTGAAATTATAGGAGATATAGCACATCCTTTGCGTACGCGCATGGGTAGAGCTTTGATCGTATTTGGACTGTTAACGTTGGCTATTATTTTGATTTTTCACTGTTGGACCCTCTTAATTTGGATTTGGAATTTCCTTGTTCGATGCTACACGGTCTTAACTAGATGTACTGCTTGTTTCTATTGTTGTGCTCTTTCTCCTTTTATTAGGGTTAGAAATGCATACAAACGAATGAAAGACAGGAGAGCTTTTGAGGCTAGTGGCAGAAAAGCAAAGATTTATCAAAATCTAGAACCAATGGAAATGATAAGGAAAAGTTATTCACCACTACATATGGACGAATATGGATATTATTTAGAGGCTGACAACAGTCACAGAGTATATCTTATGAAAAACAATTATACTGAAGACCTTTTACAGATACAGTTGGCGACTACGAGAAATAACGTCGTTCCAAGTGCACCTGCTAAGGAAAGCATAATTGCTACGTCCAGATTGTACAAAACGGATAAAGTACCAGACTTTCAAGGACAGTTTATGGTAGATGATATTCTAATCGGTCATTATAGTCGTATAAGATATGCAGGGAAAGATTGCATAATCACAGCATACCATGTGCTTGATTATAATAGAATTTCCGCTATTAATATATGCAAAGGGGACAAGCGTATTGTATTTAGCTCGTTTAAGAGTAATATAGTTGCGTGTTCTCACTCTGACCAGTTGGATTTCATAATCATGGAACTTCCTCCTCATATATTCTCGATGTTGGGTCTCAAAGTAGGAAAGTGGACTAACCGCGTTCAAGCTAGAGAACCTGTAGCTATAAACCAATTGTTCGAGGGAAAACCGTGTGTCTCTACGGCCACTGTTAGACTTCACAAGGCGAAAGCATGGCATATTGAATATGGAGCTAGTACTACAGCGGGCACCTCTGGAGCTCCTGTACTTGACACCAGAAATAACATAATAGGCATACACTTAGAATATGACTCTAACACAAAGAGTAATGTTGGAGTGGTGCCTCCTGTGTTTAGAAATGTCAAGAAAGAATCACCCACGAATGAAGACCTATTGCAAGCACAAATTGACCGCGAAGAGCTCGACACAGAGAGATTTCTTAGAGAAGTTGAACTACCCGAGTTTATTGTGGCTGAATTTAGAGAACATACAAATATGGACTGGGCTGCAGAAATGGACGCATTTGAGGATGCTATACTAGCTGAAAGATTGGAATCTGAAGACACGCGAGAACTGGATAGGCTTTATGCTGCTAGACAGGATCTTTTAGAAAGAGCTCAGTTTAGTTCATTCGGTAAAAAGCGTGGTCCGCAAAGAAACTTTAAAGAAAGCCCTTGGACTTGTAGTCAGTGTTACTGTATACAGGAGAAAGGGTTTGATTGTGTGAAATGCGGTTATGCGTTGAAACGGTTAATGAAGAAGGACTTATCTAAAATTGAGGACGCTAAAAACATTATGCTCCAATCGAGTTTACCTGTTGTGGTGAAAGACCAGATGGAAAAATTCTTGGATGCCGATTTTGTTAAAGCGACAATCAGTTTGGAAGTTGAAAAGGCGATGAAGCGATTAGAAGATATGATGAAAGCTAAACATGATGACTGGCAGTCAAAAGCCGACATGCAAAAACGTGTTGACGAGATGGCTGAGTCTATTGGAAAAGCACAAAAGTTGTATCCAAAATTGGCTGAAGCTGAAGTTCTGGTAGAAAAGAAATTGGCACAGATCATGAATACTGATTGGTCTCTTCTTAATTGTCAAAACGGCTCTTTGAATAAGAAAGTCGAAGTCTTCAATGAGAAAGAGTCTGACAGAACAGGTGGTGTAAGTTTGGAAAAGAAAGATGTCCCTGTAGTAACAGTTAAAACTGTGAAAAGGAAGCGCAATCGTAATAAGAAGAAGGAAACTGTGGCCGTAGAAAACTCTGCGGTACCTTTAAACTCTCAAACCCCAGAGAAATCTGGGGGGATTACTACGAATGGTGTGAGCCAGAAAGCTTCTCAAACCAATCTGCAGTCATCGGTAGAAGTAAAGTCATCTTCCACGGAGGAGGACAAAAAGCGGAAAACGAGTATTGGCGTAAAGCCAAAGAAATCGACTCCCGCTGTGAAAACTACGGATGGCCAAAGAGAGGAGCAGAAGCCGAAGCCATCAGTTTCAAACTCCAATGTGACAAACACAAAGTCGAAAGACGCGAACCCACAGCTGAAGAAATGAAGCTGTCAGATGAGCGTCTGTTGCCCTTGTATTTGAAACACGATTTACCGGATTTTCTTAAGGATTTTGATGAGGCTGAGTGGAGTAAGGAAATAGATAGACTAAAGACTTTCATAAAACCTGATGCGAGCCCTGGAGTTCCTCATGCTAACGTAGCTAACAGAAATGATATGCTGCTGAGTGGTATGGGTGAGCGTTTTAACCAAGTGGTTTTAGACCGCATTAAGGCTATGGAATTCTATTCTATAAATGAAATACTTCAAATGTCTAGACAACAATTGATAGACCTGAATCTTATGGACCCTGTTAGAGTGTTTGTGAAAAACGAACCTCACAAGGTTAAGAAGCTCAATGAGGGAAGAGTTCGACTAATTATGTCAGTTTCGCTTACAGATAAGGTGATTGAAATGATTCTTTCACGACATATTTGTAAGCTCGAGATAGCTAATTGGAAAAACATTCCATCTAAGCCTGGCATAGGATTTACAGATGATGACTGTCAAGACGTTTTCAAAGACGTGATGGAAAGTGGCTTTGATTTGGCTGAAGCAGATGCTGAGGGATGGGATTGGAGTGTGGATGAGTGGCAAATACGAGATGAAGCTGAGGGCTGCATCAAGTTGTGTAATTCTCCATCTCTAGTCTGGTCCTCGCTGATGCGAAAGAAAGCAATAGTAGAGTCTCGATCAGTTTATCAACTGTCTGACGGCACTTTGCTCTCCTGCCTGTACAACGGAAACGTTAACTCAGGAAAACTCAGGACCAGTCGAGGCAACTCTTTCATGAGGGTACGCGTTGCAGACTTAATAGGTTCTAGGAAAACTATAGCTGCTGGGGATGACTCTGTTGAGAGTTATGTTGAGGGAGCTGTAGCAAAGTACTTGGAATTTGGATTAGTTATGAAGGAGTATAAGAGTGTGAAGAACACATTTGAGTTTTGCAGTAGAGTTTACGGGGATGGATTTTCCTACCCTATTAACTCCTTCAAGATGTTGATGAATCTTCTACACTCAGAACCCAGAAACTTTTTCGAATACAAAATGTTCATGTTAGGTTTCTGCGACGAAATGCACGGTCATCCTGAGTATGATTATTTACTCGATATGATAGAGCAGGTGGGATATAATCAGGCGGAGGGGCCTCATTATATTTGAAGTATGAATTCCTCCAAAACCAAGAACCCTGTGGGGCCTACACAGGCAAATAACAAGGCTTCAAAGAAACGGAGAAACAGAAACAGAGCAGCCAAGAAGCTTAACAAAGCTGGAGGCCCGCCTGTCACTGCCTATCCGTTGCCAACATATTCGAATACAGGGATGAGACAACTCTCGCGAATACCCAAGAGTAGCCTAACTCCAGCAGGAGAGGCTTTTCTAAAGTGTGCGTTTGCTCCACCTGACTTCGCTGCGAGCTCCTCAACAGGAGTTCCAGATGAATTTAGAGGACAGAGTCTTCTGAAGAAACATCGATATGTGGGGAACTTTGCGTGTAATCTTCCTAACCAGGATTATTATATTCTAATGATTCCTACAGTTGGAGGCGTGGCATACTGGTCAACCAATACCCCTGCGGGGGGACAATTGACCGCACCGTCCGTCTTCACTCCGACGTATTATTCAGACTCTCAGTCCCTGTTTCCTACCGTCAGCAATATGGCAGACATAGTGACTAAATATCGCTTTGTCTCAAACCATATAGAGCTCATTCCAATGATGAATCAGAATAGCTGGACTGGAAGTATCCAGGTATGGAAGGCTCCTATTACTTGTGTCATAAGACAATCCTCTACTAGCACAACCAACATGTATACCGTAACAGGCTTACAGTCGGCCAATGCTACTAATGCGAATCAGTATACGGGACCGACCAATCTTGGGGTTTACTCTGCTGCATACAATGCAAGCTCAGTATTCACTTTCAACCCTATTCTGGAAAACATCGCCTCGCTTCCACTGCTTGTCACTCCGGGCGACTTCGGTCAACTAAATGGCATCAATGGAGGCATAGACCCGAATTTCGAGTCTATTATAGTTAAGATATCAGGCATGGGACCCAACAATCAGAACAATTTTGTCCTGAAAACGTGGGCCTGCATTGAATACCAGGTCAATCCTGGCAGTAGTATCTACGAGTATCAGACAATCTCTCCTTGTGATGAGTATGCTCTGAAGCTGTATAGAGCTATAGTTCTTCAACTACCAGTCGGTGTCTCATTTTTGGACAATGACACATTTTGGACCAGAGTCCTGGGGATAATTAAAAATGTCTCTGGAGGCCTGTCCTACGTGCCAGGGCCGTATGGGGCTATTGCTGCAGGTGTGAATATGGCTGCCAATGGTATAGAGTCTCTAGTTATTTGAAGAGTGGTTGCCCAAGCAACTCAGAGCCCACTGTAAAGCCCAGCTCAGCTACTGCCAATGGTATAGAGTCTCTAGTTATTTGAAGAGTGGTTGCCCAAGCAACTCAGAGCCCAC